AGGTGCGTGTGCCAAAGTCCTTTGCACAAATTGCTAAATAATTCTTTTCGTTAAAGAATCGAAAAGCCCACAGGTTTGAACTGTGGGCTTTTTGTTTTTGTTTTTATTCTTCTGAGATTACTTCGAGATCATCAAGCGAGTTGTCAGTGCCAGTCATCTGGTTGGCTTGGAACTCGCACTCCTGTATCGGAGTTCCTGTCTCCTGCGCCATGGCACAGGAAACAGTTTCAGTTAAGTTAATATCCAGTTCCATAATTAGATACCGAATAACTGTTGGTGAACAGTATCATTAGCCATGTTGTCCAACTGTTCTTTTTTATTTACTTCATCAAGTTTATTAAGACATGCATTAGTTTGCATTATAACTTGAAGTAAGTAATAAGACACACCGAAACTTGAAACGTTTTTCTTTTTACTGTTTCTCATTTCATCGTGTCCTTCTACTAACATTTTCTTTAATGTTAGCAGTTCTTGTTCTAGTGTTGTTTTCATATTATCCTCTTTCGTTAAATTAAAACCAGATTATCAAATCAATTACTAATGTCCATGCGACATAGTGTCGCACCCCACATACTACTAATAGCGTTGCATGAGTGCAACACACTAATAAATACATGTGGGCGGGTCCCACCCATCAAATAAAAAAACCAAACCGATTTGCTTTTACTTTTAAATCGAAGAGGGGGGAGGGGGTAAAACAAAAATAGGGGTCCCAGACTTACCCTTTAGTGCTGGATTTATACACCCGGGTAGGGTATAAACTTTTTAAGGTACCATAATTAAATATTATGCTTGATATAGAACAATTAAAAAAAATTAGAAATATTAATAACATTGCAGATCCTACTGTTAGAAAAAAAGCTAAATTAGATTTTTTGGCTAAAGTTAAAAAGGTAGAAGATAAAGCTATTCGTTCTGATTTCTTAACATTTGTAAAATATATTTGGCCAGATTTTATAGAGGGGTCCCATCACAAAACCATATCAGATAAATTTAATAGATTACAAACTGGAGAATTAAAGAGACTCATAATCAACATGCCACCTAGGCATACTAAATCTGAATTTGCTTCTTACTTTCTACCTGCTTGGATGATAGGAAATAATCCTAAATTAAAAATTATTCAAGCAACTCACACTGCAGAGCTCGCTGTAAGATTTGGACGTAAAACAAAAAACTTAATTGATTCACCTGAATACAGAGAAGTATTTAATACAAGATTACAAGAAGATTCAAAAGCAGCAGGGCGCTGGGAAACTGATGAAGGTGGAGAGTACTTTGCTGTCGGTGTCCAGGGTGCGGTGACCGGTAGAGGTGCTGACTTGCTCATCATCGACGATCCACACTCAGAACAAGATGCATATTCACAAACGGCATTTGATAAAGCATACGAGTGGTATACTTCAGGACCCCGTCAGCGTTTGCAGCCAGGCGGACGTATTGTTTTAGTTATGACAAGATGGTCAACAAAAGATTTAACAGCACAACTAATCAAGGCTCAAGCAGCAGAAGATAAAGCCGATCAATGGGAGGTTGTAGAATTTCCAGCCATACTTCCAAGTGGAAAACCTGTATGGCCTGAATATTGGAAACTAGAAGACTTACTTTCAGTAAAAGCTTCAGCAGGTATTTCAAAATGGAATGCTCAGTATATGCAAGATCCAACTGCAGAAGAAGGATCTTTAATTAAACGAGAATGGTGGAGAGATTGGACGGAAGATTATATTCCACCTTTGGATCATGTTATTCAATCTTATGATACGGCGTTCATGAAAAAAGAAACTGCGGACTATTCTGCAATCACAACTTGGGGTGTGTTTAGATTGAATGAAGATTCACCTCAACATTTAATTTTATTAGATGCAAGAAAAGAACGATTAGAGTTTCCTGATCTAAGGCGCCTGGCCCACGAACAATATAATTATTGGAATCCAGATACAGTATTGATTGAATCTAAAGCATCAGGACTTCCTCTTACTTATGAACTTAGACAAATGGGAATACCCGTTGTAAACTTTTCACCTAGTAAAGGTAATGATAAACATTCAAGAGTTAATGCTGTATCACCTTTATTTGAATCAGGAATGATATGGGCTCCAAAGTCTAAACAGTTTGCACAAGAAGTTATTGAAGAATGCGCTGCCTTTCCTTTTGGAGATAATGATGACCTTGTAGATTCTACGACCCAAGCGGTTATGCGTTTTAGACAAGGTGGCTTGATTTCTCACCCAGAAGACTATATAGATCCACCAACATCTTTAGACGATAATAAGATTTACTATTAATGAAAAAATTAACAACAACTATACCACCTTTAAGAGGTCCAAATCCACAAGGGTTGAATGTTCCTACTAAAAAGGTTAAAGTAATAAACTCAAGGAATTTAAATGGCAACAATAGACAAAGCACTTCCAAACGAAGTTAGACACTCCATTGAAATTGGTGGTAATCCTACTGAGCAGGAAATAAATACTCCAGCACCAGATCCTAGTAGTACAGAAATAACTCCAACGGAAGATGGTGGAGTTGAAATTAATTTTGAACCAGGTGCCATTAACCAAGCAAATTCAAAAAATCATTTTGATAACTTAGCTGAATTATTACCGGATGATGTTTTAGATCCATTAGGAGAAGAGCTTTACGATAATTATTCTGATTATAAATCATCAAGACAAGATTGGGAAAAAGCTTATACCGATGGATTAGATCTTTTAGGATTTAAATATGAAAGAAGAACTCAACCGTTTAGAGGAGCTTCAGGTGTAACTCATCCAGTTCTTGCAGAAGCTGTAACACAGTTTCAAGCTTTAGCTTACAAAGAATTATTACCAGCAGAAGGACCAGTGAGAACTCAAGTCATTGGTTTAAATACAAGAGAAAAAGAAGATCAAGCAAATCGTGTTAAAGATTTTATGAACTATCAAGTAATGGATGTCATGAAAGAATATGAACCAGAATTTGATCAAATGTTATTTTATCTTCCATTATCAGGATCTACATTTAAAAAAGTTTACTATGATTCTTTAATGCAAAGAGCTGTATCTAAATTTATTCAAGCGGAAGATTTAGTAGTTCCATACAATGCAACATCTCTTGATGATGCAGAAGCTATCATGCATGTTATTAAAATATCAGAGAATGATTTACGCAAACAACAAGTTGCAGGTTTTTATAAAGACGTAGATCTTGGTGAGCCCAGCAATGTTGATGAAAGTAAATTAGAAACAAAAGAAAAACAATTAGAAGGACTTCGTAAAGGTAGACAAGAAGATGTCTTTACTTTGATTGAATGTCATGTCAATATCGATCTTGAGGGTTTTGAGGATCGCACTCCCAACGGGGAAATAACTGGAATTAAACTTCCTTACATTGTAACGATCGAAGAAAACTCTCGTCAAATTTTATCTATACGTAGAAACTTTAATGCTGGTGATCCTTTAAAACAGAAGATTCAGTATTTTGTTCATTTCAAATTTTTACCAGGTTTAGGATTTTATGGATTTGGTTTAATTCATATGATTGGTGGATTGTCACGTACAGCAACAGCTGCACTTAGACAATTATTAGATGCAGGAACTTTATCTAATTTACCAGCAGGATTTAAACAAAGAGGTATTAGAGTTAGAGATGATGCACAACCTATTCAGCCAGGTGAGTTTAGAGATGTCGATGCTCCTGGTGGAAATCTAAGAGATGCCTTTTTACCATTACCATTCAAAGAACCTTCTACAACTTTATTACAATTAATGGGTATTGTTGTTCAAGCTGGACAAAGATTTGCATCAATTGCAGATATGCAAATAGGAGATGGTAATCAACAAGCTGCAGTTGGAACTACCGTTGCTTTACTTGAAAGAGGAAGCAGAACAATGTCAGCTATTCATAAAAGATTATATGCATCTCTAAAACAAGAATTTAAATTATTATCTAGAATTTTTAGTTTATACTTACCACCAGAATATCCTTATGATGTTGTAGGTGGAGCTAGAGTAATTAAACAAGCAGACTTTGATGACAAAGTAGATGTTATTCCAGTTGCAGATCCAAATATATTTTCTCAAACTCAGAGGATTAGTTTAGCACAAACTCAATTACAATTAGCTCAATCTAATCCTCAGATCCATAATTTATATGAAACATACAGAAAGATGTATGAAGCATTAGGTGTAAGAGACATTGATAGAATTTTAAATGTTCCACCTAAGCCAATGCCAAAAGATCCAGCACAAGAACATATTGATGCATTAGCGGCTCAACCTTTCCAAGCTTTCAGAGGACAGGACCATAGAGCTCACATGACTGCACATTTAAATTTTATGGAAACAAACTTTGCAAGAAACAATCCTATGATTGTTGGTGCATTACAGAAAAATATTTTAGAACATATTTCTTTAATGGCTTTGGAACAAGTTGAGTTAGAGTTCCGTCAACAATTAATACAGATACAACAAATGACACAGAATCCTCAAATGTTACAAAACCCTCAAGCACAAATGCAAGTACAACAATTACAAATGCAGATTGAAGCTAGAAAAGCAATTTTAATTGCTGAGATGATGGATGAGTTTATGAAGGAAGAAAAGAAAATAACTTCTCAATTTGATAATGATCCACTTGCTAAATTAAAAGCACGTGAATTAGATATTACAGCACAAAACAATGCTGTAAGAGCTAAAGAAGCAGAATCTAGATTAAACCTAGATAAAATGAAAGCTTTGATGAATCAATCAAATACACAAGAAAAATTACAACAAAATGAGGATTTAGCTGAATTAAGAGCGGCTACTTCCCTTATGAAACAAAAGGCATCTATTAAGCCAAATTAGTATGTACAATTATTTAAAAAACTATATAACTATTTAATATGGAAAAGAAACCGGGTAAAATTAAAACTGTAATGCGTGAATTTAAAGCTGGCAAATTGCACAGTGGCAAATCAGACAAAATAGTTAAGAACCCTAAACAAGCAATAGCAATTGCATTATCGGAGGCAGGCATGTCAAAAAAAGGTTACGCACAAGGCGGAATGGTAAAGGGCAATGATGATTCATCATCTGCTTATGGAACACAAGTTGGCGATTTTAATAAATTTTTAAATTCTGACGGTTATAAAAAAGGTGGAATAGATGTTGAAGTTTCTAATCCTAAAGAAACACAATATCAACCTGTTAAAGGTCAGAGAAGAATGATGCCAGATAAAAGAAAAACAGCTAAATGGTTTTAGTATGCTTCCAATGCTTGGAGCTATTGCACCACTAGCTAAAATTCTTTTTAATACTATTGAAAAGGCAGTCCCTGATAAAGATCTTCAAGAAAAATTAAAGGCACAATTACAAACTCAATTACTACAATCACATACACAAGAACTACAAGCAGCATCAAGAATTATTGAAGCTGAAGCAAAAGCTGGCTGGTTTGCTAGCTCTTGGAGACCCCTTTTAATGTATGTATTAATCTTTATCTTGGTCTGGAATTATGTTATAGGACCAGTTATAAAAATATTCTTAGGTGCAGTTATAACCTTTGAATTACCCGGCGATGTTTGGACATTATTAAATGTTGGACTTGGTGGGTATGTGGTTGGACGCTCAGCAGAGTCAGTTGCTAGAACAATGGCTAACAAACCTGTAGCGAACAAAGAACAAGAAAACGGATAAGGAGTTAAAATGAGAAACGATTACAAACAAAGACCAAGACCAGCATTTAGAGGTGGTGGAATTGCTTTGAGAGGAATGGGTGCTGCACTTAGAGGCGGTGGAATTGCTCTTAGAGGAATGGGAGCTGCACTTGCTAAAGGTGGAAAACTTTTTGGTGGAAAAGAAACTTATGCTGAAGAATTAGCAGAAGCAAAATCAGTTAAATCTGGAAAAACTTCTCCTAAAGCTTTTGTAAAAAAAGAAAAAGCTGAAAAGCATAAAGGCGAAGAATTAAAAGGTTTAGCTAAACAAGCTAAAGCTATTAAAGCTGGAAAAAAATCTCCAGAGTCTTACGCTAAAGAAGAAACTGCTGAGTACATGAAAAAAGGCGGCAGAGCTAAGAAGAAAAAATAAATTTAAATAAAGCCGGCTTGTCCGGCTTATTTAAGGAGTAAAACTATGGCTGAAGAAAAACCTAGAAGTAATAGAGGTAAATATAACGAAGCTAATTATTCACCTACAAGAAAAGCCTTTATTGAAATGGCTAGATCAAGAGGTTTAACTAGCGCTGCAGATATGGCTAAGGCTGCTAAGATTGCTGCTAAAGAAGCTAAAGGTGCTAGCAGAGGAAAAGTTTCAGAAGAAGTAATTGATATACCTGATCCAGTTCCAAGTTTATCAATGGATGATTTATCTCCTTCAGAAAAATATAGAAAAAATTACGAAGACATCTTTGGAGCAAAAGAGAAAAAAGCTAAAGGTGGATTAGTAGGTAGAGGTCAAGGAAAAGCAATTAAAATAAAAACAACTAAATTTTATTAATGTCAGGATTAGGAAAACAATTTAAAGGAACAGGTATTGCTAAAATTCAAAGACAAAACTTTGAAAAAGGTGGTAGTGCATTTCCAGATTTAACAGGTGATGGAAAAGTTACTAGAGCAGATGTTTTAAAAGGAAGAGGTGTATTTAAAAAAGGTGGTTCAGCTAAACCTGGATTATATGCAAATATTAATAAAAGAAAAAAATTAGGTATATCAAGACCTAAATCTAAATCTACAATTTCTAAAAAAGCTTACGCTAATATGAAAGCTGGATTTCCTAAATAATACAATGGCTGGACTTGGTATTCAAAACAGAGGTTGTGGAATCGCTAGAATTCAAAAAGCAGAAGGTGGAAAAGCTACACCCGCTTGGCAACGTAAAGAAGGTAAATCAGAATCAGGTGGATTAAATAGAAAAGGTATTGCATCTTATAGAAGAGCAAATCCAGGATCTAAATTATCTATGGCTGTTACAACAAAGCCTTCTAAATTAAAACCAGGATCTAAATCAGCTAATAGAAGAAAATCATTTTGTGCTAGAATGTCAGGTATGAAGAAAAGATTAACATCCGCTAAAACGGCAAGAGACCCAAATTCAAGGATTAATAAATCTTTGCGCAAGTGGAATTGTTAATATAACCAAAGGAGAAAGAACATGGAAGATGTAGATATAGCAAGTAAATTACAACGATTTATGAAGGACCAATTAAGTAATTTAACTTCAATTGTTACTTCAGGAGGCGTTGACACAATGGAAGATTACAAGTATATCTTAGGTCAAATTCGTACATACGAATATATCTTACAGGAGATCTCTAACCTGCTAAACAAAAAGGAGCTAAGACAAGATGAAGGAAACGTTATCAAACTCGACTGAAATACCTAAAACAGTATTAGGTCTTGAAGAAAAATATAAAGAAGAAAATGAAAAATCTGTAAGAGCAGATAATATATCTGAATCTCTTATTGACAGTCTACCAAACCCTACGGGTTGGAGAATTTTAGTATTACCATTTACACCAAGAGATAAAACTAAAGGTGGAATTTTAATCGCACAGGAGTCTTTAGACAAATTAAGAATCGCAACTAATTGCGGTTATGTTTTAAAGATGGGACCGTTAGCATATCACGATAAAGAACGATATCCAACAGGCCCGTGGTGCAAGGAAAAGGATTGGGTGATCTTTGCCCGTTATGCGGGATCAAGACTACCAATAGAAGGCGGCGAAGTCCGTCTTTTAAACGATGACGAAGTTTTAGGAACAATTAAAAATCCTGAAGACGTTCTTCATCACATTTAAACATAGGAGGAACTATGCCAGTAGAAGAAAAGAAAAAGAGCGATGTAATGGTTGACATAGATACTTCCGGTCCAGGAGCCGAGGTCGAATTAAAAACGAAGCAACCTGAACAGGAGAAGGAATATGAAACTAGTGCAGACGATACTAAGTCCACTGACACACCTGCGAAATCTGATGAGCAGCCTGCAGTGGAGACTAAAAAAGAAACAGAAATAAAGGACCAAGGAACAGAAACAAAAGAAGTTCCAGCGAATGACCAAAAGAAAGAATTAGATGATTATAGTGAAGGTGTGCAAAAAAGAATTGCTAAATTAACTAAGAAGATGCGTGAAGCTGAAAGACAGCGTGAAGCTGCCATTGAGTATGCACGTAAAATTCAAGCTGAAAAAGAATCACTTTCAGGTCGTCTAAATAAACTAGATACAGGTTATGTAACTGAAATGGAAAATAGAATTAAATCTTCCATGGAAGCTGCAGCCGCTAGATTAGGTCAGGCTAGAGAAAATAATGATCTTAAAGCAGAAATAGCTGCTCAAACTGAAATTGCTAGATTAGGTTATGAAGAAGCAAGACTTGCTGAAATCAAATCTAAACAAGCTTTAGAAGTTAAAGTTGATAATGCTAAACCTGTTCAAGAGTATAGAGAACAGCCTATCTATCAACAAGAACAACCTATCAATCCAGATCCTAAAGCTCAAGAATGGGCTTCTAAGAATACATGGTTTGGTAAGGATGAACCAATGACTTTTACTGCATTTAGCTTACATAAAAAGCTAACTGAAGAAGAAGGTTATGATGCACAAAGTGACGAATATTATGCAGAAATTGATAAAAGAATTAGACTTGAATTTCCGCATAAATTTGCTACAACTGCACCACAAACGACCGAAAATGCAAAACCAGCACAAACTGTAGCTTCGGCTAGTCGTAGTACTGGTAGAACATCCGGTCGCAAAACTGTGAAGCTCACATCGTCACAGGTAGCAATTGCTAAAAAATTAGGTGTGCCACTTGAAGAATATGCGAAACATTTAACCACGAAGGAGGTATAGGCATATGGTAAACGACAATAAAATAAAAACTTCCCGTGCGAGCGAAACTAGGTCTAAAACAAATAGACCACAAGTTTGGACTCCACCATCATCTCTAGATGCACCGCCTGCGCCAGA